CTCGACGATGAACAGCGCGTGACGATGGTGCGCGCGGGCGAGTGGCGGGCAACGGCTCCGTTTGCCGGCGTGCGTGGCTATTGGCTGAACGGACTGAACACGTTGTTTCCAGCCAAGAAAGGATTTAGAAACAAGCTGCACCAAATGGCGGCGGAAGCGGCAGAGGCCAAAGCCAGCGGCGAGGCGGCGATGCAAGTTTGGACGAACACGTTTTTGGCCGAGTCATACGAGCCACCCGCCGAAAAGGTCGAAGCGAATTCTCTGTTGGAGCGGTGCGAGATTTATGGCGGAGACGATGAAAACGCACCCGTGCTGCCGCGCTATGTCCTCGCTTTGGTTGCCAGCGTTGACGTTCAGGGCGACCGGCTGGAATGCTACGTTGAAGGCTACGGGTTAAAAGATGAATGCTGGGCCATCGAATACCGGCGCATCATAGGCGACCCGACGCGCGATGAAGTTTGGGCGCAACTGGACACGCTGTTGGAAACGGCATACTCGCACCCGTGCGGCGGCGTGCTGAAAGTCGGGCGCGTGTGCATCGACTCAGGATTCAAGACTGACCGCGTGTTTGATTTCGTGCGACGGCGGCAGCCGCGAGTCGTGGCCATCAAAGGCGCGTCGGCAAGAGGCGCGCTGCCGTTTCAGGTTTCACCGAAACCAAACAAGCAGGGGTGTAGGCTTTACCTGTTGGGAACAGACACGTTGAAGGATTTGATTTTCTCTCGCCTTCGATTAGCCGAGCCGGGGCCAAGGTATTTGCATTGGCCGAAAGGGTTTGGGTTCGATGACAAGTATTTCGACCAGTTGACCAGCGAGCAACGGCGGGCGGAAGTGCGCGACGGATTCCCGCGCTACGTTTGGTTCCTGCCGCCCGGCAAGCGCAATGAGGGGTTGGACTTGAAAGTTTATTCCGTTGCGGCGTGGGAGATTTATAAATACCACATGCGCCCGAACATGGAAAAGCTCGCCGCCGAAATGGAAGCCCGCGCCGCTGAACCGCGCGACGGCGGCGAACAGGAGAAGAAGCCATCGCCGGCCAAAGAATACCAGTTGAAGCCGCACGCCGAACCAAAGCTAGAGCAGGAGAAGCCAAAGCCGCGCGCGTTTGTGCCGAGGCGCAAGGGCGGGTTTGTTGGCGGTTGGAAGTAGTCAATTTCGGGCCAACTACAAATGGCCTACACCGTGCCGGAACTAGAGCCGGCGTCCGTAACCGCTGGCGACTTGGTGACGTGGAGCCGCAGCTTTGCGGATTTCTCCGCTGCCGACGGCTGGGTGTTGACGTATGCGCTGACAAGTTCGTCCGCCCTGATTTCTATCACGGCGAGCACCTACCAGACCAGCCAGTTTCTTGTTTCCGTTGCGAAGGCGACAACCGCGAACTGGACGGCGGGGACATATGCGGTTCAGGGCTACGTCACAAACGGGAGTTCGCGCCACTTGGTTTATTCGGGGACGATTAAAATCAGCCCAAACCTTGCGGCGGCATCATCTGGCTACGACAACCGGACGCACGCGAAAAAGTGTCTCGACGCAATCGAAACAGTGCTGGAGGCCCGCGCGTCGAAGACGATTCAAAACTGGTCCGGATTGGAGCAATCGTTTTCCCTGATTCCAACCTCTGAGCTGCTAACCATGCGGGACCGCTACCTGACGGAATACAAATCCGAACAGGCTGCCGAGCGTATCGCGCAGGGGCTTGGCAACCGCCGCAACGTGTTTGTCCGCTTCACGTCACCCCGATGAAATTTCTAGAAACACTCGCGGCGAAGGCTGGATTTGTCCGCGCACAGAAACGCGCGTTGCCAGTTCTGGCCCGCCGCCAATACGCCGCCGCTCAGATTTCACGACTGACGGAAGACTGGGCCGGCGCATTTTCGTCAGCCGATTCGGAACTTGCCGGGTCCGCGCAACGTGTGCGCGCCCGCGCACGTCAGTTGGAGCGGGACAATCCGTTTGTTGAACGCTACTTTAAGCTACTGGAAAACAACGTTCTTGGTTCAACGGGCATAGGGCTGCAAATGAAAGTGCGCGACCCAGACCGAATCGAGGGCGGGAAAATCAAGCGCGGCGGCTATGACACGCTGGCAAACGCCGCGATTGAAGCGGGATGGTATGACTGGACGCGCGGCAAGAACTGCTGTGTGGACGGCGCGACAAGCCTGCAAGCGATTGAAAAACTCGCCTTGCGCTCTGCCGCGCGCGACGGGTCAATGTTCATCCTGTTTCACGAAGGGGCGGGGAAATACGGCTTGCAGCTTGAATGCTTTGAGGCGGACTATCTGCGTGAGGACTACAACGAGTTGCTGCCAAGCGGTAACGTGGTGCGCTACGGCGTCGAGATGACGCCGCAACGCAAGCCCGTGGCGTATCACTTTTTCAATCGCAATCCGAACGATTCGGGCGTTGCCGCAGTTGGACTTAGGACGGTCCGCATTGTTGCCGAGCGCGTGATTCACGTTTGCCGGCGCAATCGGCAGGGGCAAACGAACGGCATTTCATGGCTGGCCCCGGTGATGATGCGGCTGAAGATGTTGGACGGATACGAGGAGGCGGAGCTTATCGCCGCCCGTTGCGCCGCGTCGAAAATGGGTTTCTACGTCAAGACGATGCCCGCCGATTACCAAGGCGCGGAGGATAGCGCGGGCAACCCGACGCAGGAAATGCAGCCCGGCGTCATTGAGGATTTGCCGATGGGCACGAGCTTTCAAACGCTCGACCCGCAGCACCCGGTTGCGGCGTATGCGGATTTCGTTAAGGCCGCGTTGCGCGGGGTTTCGTCCGGCATCGGCGTTTCCTACAACTCGCTTGCCAGCGACCTTGAGGGCGTGAATTATTCCAGCATCCGCGCGGGACTGTTGGAGGAGCGCGAGGAATGGAAGGGAATCCAGAACTGGTTCATCGAAACCGTTCGCACAGTGATTTTCGAGAAGTGGCTTTCGATGGCGCTGCTGTCTGGCGAGTTGAAACTCCCGAACGGCTCAGCGCTGCCTGCTGCAAAGTTCGACAAGTTCAACGCGCCCGAATGGAAGCCGCGCCGGTGGCAGTGGGTTGATCCTCTGAAGGATTTGAACGCGAAGGTGCTGGCCATAGAGAAGGGCCTTGACTCTCGCCGCTCTGTGATTTCGGAACAAGGCGGGGACGTCGAGGACGTGATGGCGGACATCGCATCCGACAATGACCTTGCGGAAACCTACGGGCTGGAGTTTCCGACGGACACACCGCCGCCGCCGCAACAGCCCGCAGCGCAAGCCGCTGCCGCAGAAGATTGAAAGTCAATTTCAGGCCAACTCGTAAGATGACCGCCATCGGCCAAAACTTTAAGCGCGACTTCCAAGTTGACCGCGCCGCCATCACTGCGGACGCGCGGACGGTCGAGCTTTGCTTTGCGACTGAGGCCCCGGTTTCCCGTTACTTCGGGACGGAGATTCTTGATTGCAAGCCCGGCAGCGTGCGACTGGCACGGCTGAACACGCGCGCGCCTTTGCTTTTGCAGCATGACTCTGACGAACAGATTGGAGTTGTGGAATCCGCCCGCGTTGACCCTGACGGCAAATGCCGGGCGGTTGTGCGCTTCTCGAAAAGCGAAGACGGCGAGGAAATTTTTCAGGACGTGGTTGACGGCATCCGGAGCTTGGTGAGCGTCGGGTATGTCATCCACAAGCTCGAAACGCAGAAGTTGGCCGACGGATCGGAAGTCCAGAGGGCAACAGACTGGGAGCCGCTTGAAATCAGCATCGTGTCAATCCCCGCCGACACTTCGGCAGGCGTGGGGCGCGCGTTGACTGAGCCGGTCAAAGTTTCAGCCGAGGAACAAACTCAAAAACCAATTCAACGTATGTCTGTAGAAATCATCGAATCCGACGTGATCGCCAAAGAGCGTTCGCGCATCGCCGACTGCACCGCCATCGCCAAGCAACACGCCGCCAAGGGCGCTGAAAAGCACCTTGCCCGCGCGCTGTCTGAAGGCATCTCCGCCTCCGACTTCAGCACCCTCGTTCTCCGCGAGTGCTATGGCGCGCGCGAGGTTTCGCCTGAGAGCGCGAACGTCGGCATGAGCGACCGCGAGGCTGGCGATTTCAGCATCCTCCGCGCCGTTAACCAAATCGTGAAGCATGGCCGGCTCGAAGGCCTTGAGAAGGAGGCCGACAGCGCCGCCCGCAAGGTTGCCAAGCGCGACATTCAGGGCAACGCCTTCGTGATTCCGCAGGACGTGTTCAAGCGTGGCGTTTTGACCCGCGCGCAGAACGTCACCACGGCCACGGCGGGCGGCTATCTGGTCCAGAACCAATACGGCCCGATGATTGACCTCCTGAACAACAAGACCGTTGTTGCG